TCCTATGACAATTATCAGGGTCCGCCAATACCTCCACGCTTTGGCCGAAGCCGGATATCTCGATAAGACCGAGTGCGACAGGAACACCCCTGAGACATACCAACTTGTTCCAGGCAAACACACGGGGCCTCGCCCACCTGAGATTCGTAAGCTCGACTCGCTTCAAGTCTATGACCCGAACTTGAATAAGCTGGTGTATGCCAAAACTACAGGCTCAATAGGTGCTGATCGTAGCTTGGTGGAGCCAGGGGTTGCGCTGTTGCGTACCCGCGATCTGCTTGGCGAATGGTTGAAGCTGACTGATGGTGGCAAGACGACGGTCAAGCCGTCCCCTGATCTGGTGCAACGCACTCAGTTGGAGCTAGCAACACCGGGCGAGTCTGGAGGGCTGCAATGAGCCAAGTAAAAATTTCCGGGTGGGGTGACGAGCCGCCGCTCTTCGTACGCCTACTTGCCGCCGAGGCTGCGGCGACCAATCGCGCCAAGGCTGGTGAGCGAATCGGGATGAGTCGTACAGCGGTCAGCCTGATTCTTGTAAACAAGTACACCAGCCCAAGCACCGCAGGCGTTGAGCGTCGCGTGATGGAAGTGCTGGGTCGGATCGAGTGTGTTGCCGTTGGCGACACTTTGACCGTCGAGCAATGCCAAGGCTTCTATAAACGCTCTGCGCCTACGCACAACCCCATGGCGATGCAGCACTGGCGCGCATGCCAGCAATGTCCAAACAACCCGAACTGCGGAGGCGATGGCTATGCAACCGTCCACTAAGCCTGGGATTCAGATCCATGAGAGCGGCCGTATGTTTCGCTTATGCAGCGAAGGCCGAGTGATTGGCTTCGCCGCTTCGCGCGGTTTTGCGCAGATCCGGGCGAGCGAGCTGGAGTCCAATTTTTCGGTTGATCCTCAAATTTCGGACGTATCTGCGGCAGATACGACTGAGAGTCTAACGTTTGGTTCCCGCAAGGCTGGTGTGTGGCTTGTCGAGGTGTTGGATGCTCAGTTCGAAGGAGGTGCTTTCCAAATTGCTGCCTTCCCTACAGTGGCAGAAGCTGGCCAGTTTCGCGATCAGGTGGAGGCCTATCACCGGTCCATGCCTGAAAGCGAGGCGGAAGGCGAATGGTCGGACGCGCAGATCGCCTGGTTCAAGACCCATCCGGCCCCCATGGCCTCGGCCTGTGGCGGTGTACTTCGCATTCGTTATCAGGGGGTGCACTGATGCGCACCCGTTGCCCGAACTGTGGAACCACACTTTCGCTCGATGCGCTCATTGCACATGACGGCGCCCGCGAGGCGCTGGGGATCGCGTTCAAGATGTCCGGCCCTCTCGGAAATGCTCTGGTGCGTTACCTCGGCCTGTTCCGCCCCGAGGTTCGCGAGTTGACGCTGGATCGCGTTGCGAAACTGCTCGGCGAGCTGCTGCCAGATGTCCAGGCGCAGCGCATCGAGCGCAGCGGCCAGGTGTTCGAAGCTCCGACAGAGTGCTGGTTGTGGGCCATCGATCAAGCGTTGACAGCCCGTGAATCCGGCAGGCTCGCCACTCCGTTGAAAGGGCATGGCTGGCTGTATCAGGTCATGACCCAATACCAACCTGTTTCGGCTGGTGGGGCGGTGGTTTTGGCACCAGAAAGCCGGGCTTTGCCAGTGCGTCAGCGTCAGCAAAGCCAGACCGTAGCAGCGATCAATGCCCTGGAGGACTGGGCGAATGGATAACAGTTGGCTCAAGCGCGAAATTGCGAAGGGCGTAACTGGCTTGCTCGCCCTGCGGCTCGATGGCGCTCCAGCAGCAGATGCCGCCACCAAAACGGCGGACATCTGGCTTGTAGCTATGACCAAAGGCCGGGAATGGAACGAAGAACACGACGCCCCGCGCATCGCCAAAGCGTTCGAAACCTTGTTCGCGAACTGCGAGCGCTGGCCACCTCCAGCCCTGTTGCTGCGTGAGTTGCCGATTCAGCCGGTTGAGCAGCGATACATCAAACAGACGCGAACAGAAAAACAGATCCAGACCGGGAATGAAGCACTTGATCAACTCATGGCGACGATGAAACGCCGGGCTAATCCAGGTGCAGCTCTCAAGACGGACAACGAGATCGAAGAGTCAAAAAAACAGGCCATGGCAGCGTTTGCGGAGCTGCAAGACAGGGCCTCAAAACCAATGAATATGGAACAACATCAATGAACAACATCCCGGAAGGTTTTCGTAAGGACGCAAAAGGTCACCTGGTTCCTGAAGTGCTGATCAAGCCTATTGATCTGGCCCGCGATCAGTTGGTTGGTGAGCTTGTTGAGCGCGCCAAGGCCGTCTCCACCTCTTTGGCAAAGTTCAAGGTCGCAGCATTCGGCGATATCAAGGCATTTGTAGAGATGTCGGCCGAGCAGTACAAGGCGACCATCGGTGGCAAGAAAGGGAACGTCACCCTGTTCTCGTTTGATGGGCAATTCAAGATCGTCCACGCCGTCCAGGACTCAATCAAGTTTGATGAACGCCTGCAAGCAGCCCGAGTCCTGATCGACGAATGTGCTGCTGAGTGGACTCAGGACGCACGCAGCGAGGTGCGCGTGCTGGTCAATGAGGCGTTTCGTACGGACAAGGCCGGTGAGATCAGCACTGGTCGTGTGCTCAGCCTGCGTCGTCTGGAGATCCAGGACGAGCGGTGGCAGCGCGCTATGACTGCGATTGGTGAGGCTGTGCAAGTGGTGGGCTCGAAGAGCTACATCAGGGTCTATGAGCGTATCGGGGAATCGGATCAATACGCGCCGATCCCGTTGGATATCGCAAGCATCTTTGTGGCGGATACCGCGCCACCAACCCTGCACTGATCTGAACATAACAATCTGCCAGCCAACATCCGAATCAAGCGAGTAGTCCGAATGAGCAAGTTCCAAATCGTTGTAGAAGACAGTTCCGAAGGCGTTTCCATCTCCGTTGATAACCAGGCACAGATCCATCACAGCAAGGCTGGTCGCGTCGCAACCGCGATGGTGCAAACCGCAAGGCTCGTCGCCCGTCTGCCGCTTGAAACATCAGAGCGTCACCTCGGTGGCTGCGACTGCGATGTCTGCATGGCAATGCGCGAGAAGCTGATTCTCAACCCAACCATCCACTAAAGCGAAACCGCCTCGGGAAACTGGGGCGGTCTGCCGGGCGTGGTTGCCCGGTACTGACGAGCAGCCGAGGAAGTGATGGAACAAGCTGATTGGGATGAATTGAAAGAACAGATGGCAAGCCCCTATGGGAGCATGGCGCTCAAGTGCGACGGATACGAGCTAAATCTGTACCAAGTTACGGACCCTAAAACAAATAGCTGGTATACGACGATATATGTCGATGGCTACTTTAAGGGTATCTGGTTTCAGTGTGATAACCGTACTGGCGAGCCAGCGCATGAAGAGACCCGTCGTTTCATGCGTAAGGTTACTAGAGGCCTCTACAAAAAAAGAGATATTGAGTTTCACCGACGTGTGCATGGCAAGCGGGCGGCGGAAAAGGCAGCAGATATAAAGTGGTACACCTACGACCACTGTTGGAAAAGCTTCAACTCCCTCAAGAAACACCTGCTCGCAAACAACAAAGAAATCACGCGCCTGCACTAATCGCCTCCTGGTCAGGATAGGCGGTCAATATCGAGCAGGGAGGATGGACACTATGAATACCCGAAACATGCAGTTATCGAAGATCCACATCGCCAAAAAAGACTTGGGGATTGATGACGACACCTACCGCGTATTACTTATGCGAGTTACTGGTGCGCACTCAGCCAAGGGGTTGAAGCCAGCGCAAATGGCTGCGGTACTTAGCGAGTTTGAGCGGATGGGCTGGAAGCCCAAGAAGAACCCCGGCCGAGTTGCCCCGAAGGCAAGCCCGGAACGCGAGAAGTTGGTGAAGAAGATCGGGGCCTTTCTCACTACGGCTAGCCGCAGTTGGGCTTATGCCGATGGCATGGCCAAGCGGATGTACAAAGTTGAGCGAACAGAATGGCTGAACCCAAAGCAGCTTCAGGGCGTAGTTGCAGCTCTTGAGTACGACGCCAAACGCCGGGGAGTTCAAACATCATGACGGAGGCACTGTTTCCCGATGATTCGGACAGTCTAGATCCGGCCAAAGTCCTGGCGCACATGGGCGATCCGGCAGTCCTCTTGCGTTGGGAGGGTACTCTCAAAGAAATGGTTGAGATCGCCGAGTCGGAGTTGCGCGCCAAGTTGGGTGAGCGAACTGATGTTCCTGAGATCGCCCGTTACGTGGTATTTGCGATTTGCGATGTGATGGGGGGCAGCGTGGTTTACTTGCCACGCGGTGAGGCGCTAAAAAAGGCCATGCGGGATGCGTCGATATTCCGTGACTGGCGGGATAACAATATCCAGCCGTCTGATCTAGTCAGGAAGTATCGGCTTGCCTCTCCGACGATTTATGACATTATCGCCCGGCAGCGGGCACTGCACCGGAAGAACGAGCCGGACTTGTTTGGCTTTGATGAACCAACCATCCATTAATGCTATAGCCCACCAGTCGGTTTGATATCATGCCGACTCCAGCAATACCTCAAAGCCTCGCCAAGTGCGGGGCTTTTTCTTGTGTGTTTAAGAAACTCACCACCCCTTCCACAAACGCGAATCTAGCCGGGTACTTCTCGCAGACGGATTCGCGTCATGTCCATTCAGCCCAAGCCAACCTCGCCCCGCGCGTATGCCGCCCTGATCCATGCAATCGCATCTCAGGAGGATCGCAAAGCCGTTATCCAGGCATGCCCATCGGACTGGCGGGACTTGGCTCTGAAGCACGTTGCTATCGCCGAAGAGCGTGATACGGAGATTGTCCGTCAACGTGAGAAGTGGCGACCTGCACCAAAAACCACCCCCGTCGCGCATGCCGCATACCAGGAACCCCTGCGCAGTCGCGGCAACCCCGAAGTCGCGGCCATGCACTTGGCCAGCCTCCGCTCATCTATCAAACCCACAAGTGAGTCTCGCGTATGAACTTTCGCAAAGGACGTGGGCGCCCCCGTGCGCCACGCATGACCAATTGGACCGTAATCACCATGGCGCTTCTGATGGTCCTGGCGTTGATCGCTCCGACCAAACTCCCAGTTGTTCTGTACAAGGCCGGTCTGGTAACGGGCGGCGGCGTGCTGGGCTACTGGATCGACCGGGCGCTGTTTCCCTATGCCCGCCCTAACCAGGTGATGCGAGTCCACCAACCATGGGCAGGCCTGCGCCGCGCCTTGGTCGTGATGGCCTGCATCCTCGGCCTGACACTGGGGCTCTGACCATGCGCCGAATCCTATTGATCGGGTTGGCCTTCGCGGCATTGGTGCCAATCATCGCGCTTGCTGACATTCCCGTTGTTGCCGAGCGATACCAACGCGACCTCACCCGTATCGCGCAGGCTGAGTGGGGACTAGATGCACCGGTCGCTATGTTCGCTGGCCAGATTCACCAGGAGAGCCGCTGGAAGTTCGATGCACGCTCGCCTGTCGGTGCGCAAGGCTTGGGCCAAGTGATGCCCTCGACCGCCGCCTGGCTGGCCGCAACGTTCCCCAAAGTCTTGGGAAAGAACGAGCCGTATAACCCCACCTGGTCTATGCAGGCGCTTGTCAGTTATGACCGCTGGCTAGCCAGCCGGATTACCGCCGTTAACTCCTGCGAGCAGGCGGCCATGATTCTTTCTTCCTACAACGGTGGCCTTGGGTGGCTGATCCGCGACCGCAAGCTGGCCTCGGCAAAGGGCGCCGACAAGCTGACTTGGTTCGATTCGGTTGAGCGCTTCAACGATGGGCGCTCAGCCGCCGCATTCAAGGAGAACCGGGCATACCCACGGCTGATTCTGCGCCAGTGGGAGCCCATCTATATCCAGGCTGGCTGGGGCAAGGGGCGCTGTTCATGAATCCGATTCTGAAGGCGTTTGCCCCACTACTGCTCATTGTCACGGTCATGGGGGCGTTGCTCTGGACAGTCCATTTGAACTACCAGGACGGCTACAGCGAGGGGTTCTCGAAAGCCCAAGCAGAAGGCAAAGCCGCGCTCAGTGACCTCAAGGCGAAGCACTCCGACGAGTCAGCCGAGCAGGCCCTTCTGGCGAAACGAGCGGCTGAGGCGGCATCGGAACGGCTCCTATCGGAGATCAACCGAGGCAACGACTTGGCCAAGCAACTGGCCGACCAAAAGGACGAGCTGCGCCGCACCACCGAAAGCCTCAACAAGGAAATCGCCAATGTCACGACCAACTACCGGCGTGCGCTCGATGCGCAGCTTGAGCCGTTGCCTCCTGCTGTTTTTACCAATGGCTTTGTCCGGGTGTGGAACAGCGCCCTTGGAATTGCCGGTGCCGCAGCAGTGCAAGCCAACACCGGTACCAGCGGAATTGCTGCGCCGGCCGGAGGAGCCCGAGCCGCTGACAGCCTCGATTCCGGCCTCGGCCAAGCAGCCCTGCTGCTCAACCACAACCGCAACAGTGAGCGCGCCGCAGCCTGCCGCGCACAACTCAACAGCCTGATCAACTGGAATACCCATGGACGTAATTGACATTGCCTCTGAGCGCGAAGACGCGCACCGCGCTGCGGTTATAGCGGCGCATTTGGCACAAAAGAAAACACCGCAACGGCCATCAGCAGAGCATTGCGAAGACTGCGGTGAGGACATTCCAGAGGCCCGACGGTTGATCATCCCCGGCGTGCTGCTGTGTGTGGATTGCCAAGAGCGTCAGGAGCGGATGCGCCGATGATGCCAACTATCGAGATCCCAGCCTGGCAACTGCTCGCCTCCGGCGTGACGTTGCTGGCCATGTTCGCCGGGCTTGTAAAGCTGCTCCTGGCCCAGACCGAACGTCGCTTGGACCAGCGCTTTGCCGTCATGGATGACCGCTTCAACGCCGTTGCCAAGGACTCGGAGCGGTTGCGTCAAGTCGAGATCGGCCTGGAGCGCCTACGCGGCGAGATGCCTCTGAACTACGTGCGCCGGGAAGACTATGTGCGCAACCAAACCGTATTGGAAGCCAAGCTCGATGCCTTGGCGCTCAAGCTTGAAAACGTCCAGCTCAAAGGAGCGCGTCAATGATTGACCCAGCCAAAACCCGCCGCGAGTCGCTGCGCTGGTACATCCTGCTCACCCTGAACACCAGCCGCCCAGTCGATCCTCACGAAGCCGTCGTGCTCTCCACCATCCAGGGCATATATCCAGACTCCACTGCTCTGGAGCTTCGCCGCGAACTGGATTACCTGGCCGACCGCTCCCTGGTCACTCTGGTGAAACAGCCGAATGGTGTGTGGATCTGCGGGCTGACTCACTACGGCGTCGACATCGCCGAGTACACCATTCCGTGCAATCCGGGTATCGCTCGCCCCGAAAAGTACTGGTCGTGACCCATGCCGCCCCGTAGCAAGGTGGCCGCACTCCCGGCCGAAGTGAAGGCTTGGCTTGATCAGTCGTTGGTCGAAAACAACTTTTCAGGTTACGAGCTGCTGTCCGGCGAGCTGGAAAGCCGTGGTTACTCAATCGGTAAATCGGCGCTGCATCGGTATGGCACCGAGTTTGAGGACAAGCTGTCCGCGCTGAAGATGGCCAGCGAGCAGGCCCGTGCCGTGGTTCAGGCCGCTCCGGATGAAGAGGGAGCAGTCAACGAAGCGCTGATGCGGCTCGTCCAGGAACACCTGTTCAAACTGCTGATGTCCGACGGCAACCAGATCGACCTTCCCAAGGTGGCAAAAGCCGTTGCCGAGCTGGGCCGCGCCTCCGTGGTCCAGAAGAAATGGCAGGCCGAGTTTCGCGAGAAGGCCGAAGCCGCCGCTGCTCGGGTGGAGAAAATCGCCAAAAAAGGCGGGCTCAACGCCGCGACGGTCGACGAGATCCGTCGCGAGATTCTGGGGATGGCTTCGTGATTTTTCGTTTAGCGCACCCTGAGGCCGGCTGGAAGATATTGTCCAGTAATGTAAAAAGTGTACGAACAGTCGGGGCAGGAAAACTTCATAGATTCCGAATGCGGGCCCTGCCCCATCGCTTTCAGCACAGAGCGATGGCCTTTGTCATAGCAGTTCGTGCAGCAGAAGTGAGCTGGTTCCAGCGCTGCGAACTCTGCTTTGAGGGCATACACAACCTTTGCCGGGCCGACGCTCAGCAGCTCATAGCGATCAAGGACGTTTTGCTTGGTTGTCACTTTCTTAAGCTCGTCCTCCAGTTCAGCCACTTGTTTGATCAGCGCCATTTGTTCCAGTTGGCCCTGCATCATTTGCTGCTGAAGGTCCATCAAAGTGCCCGTCAGGTCCATGACTCGACCTCTTACAAGATCTTCATCACGCAGGGTTATCAAGCTTTTCGCGATATCTCCCGCTGTTTTTGCACTCGTGAATGCGGCCGCAACCCAGTCGATCATCAGTCATTCCCTTTGAGTTTTGTTGGTCAAAAAGTGGGACAGGCAAGAAGGTTAACAGCATGAAGGTTCCTGTTGTCCTGGACAATACCGCAGGCCTGGACGCTCCCGCTGTGCTCCTGGACTATCAGAAGGAATGGATCGGTATCAGGGCGCCGCTCAAGATCGGTGAGAAGTCTCGCCGTATCGGCCTGACGTGGGCTGAGGCTGCGGATAACGTCCTGGTCTGCGCGTCCGAAAAGCCTGCGGGTGGCCAGAACGTCTACTACCTGGGATACAACCAGGACATGACGGTCGAGTACATTCAGGCCTGCGCACTTTGGGCGCGGGCGTTCAACTATGCAGCCGGGGAAATCGAGGAAGGCATTTGGCCGGAAAGCGACCCCGACAAGCACATCAAGACCTACGCCATCGCGTTCCCATCTGGGCACCGGATCGTTGCCCTTACCAGTCGCCCGAGCAACTTGCGTGGTAGACAGGGCATCGTCGTCATTGATGAGGCCGGGTTCCATGCTGACCTAGCCCAACTGCTGAAGGCGGCGCTCGCCCTGTTGATCTGGGGCGGTGAAGTGCATGTGATCAGTACCCACGACGGCGCAGAGAACCCGTTCAATGACCTCATTGAGGAAATCCGTGCGGGCAAGCGCAAGGGCGAGCTGTTTCGTTGCACTTTCCGTGAGGCTGTAGCAGACGGGCTTTACAAGCGCGTGTGTCTGCGCAAAGGCATCCCGTACAACCCAGAGGAAGAAGAAGCCTGGGTGCAGGATGTCTACGACTTCTACGGCGATGCGGCAGAGGAAGAGCTGGACTGTGTTCCCAGTCAGGGTGGCGGTGCGTACCTGAGCATGGTGCTCATCGAGCAGCGAACCAGCAAAGATGTGCCGGTGGTCCGGCTCAAGTATCCGCCAGGGTACGAGACTATCCCTGAGCATCTAAGGATGGCCGAGTCGCTGGAGTGGTGCGAGCGCGAATTGCTGCCGCTGCTGTCCAAGATCCCGGCCGACGTGTACAGCTATTACGGTCACGACTTCGCCCGCAGTGGCGACCTGTCAGTGATCTGGCCTTTGGTCAAAGAGCAGAATCTGCGCAAGCGCACTCCCTTCCTGGTCGAGCTGCGGAACGTACCGTTCAAGCAGCAAGAGCAGATCCTGTTTTACATCGTTGACCGCCTGCCCAACTTCCTCAAGGGCGCACCTGATGCCAGGGGCAACGGGTCGCAGCTCGCCGAGAGCGCGGCCGTGCGGTACGGATTCAACCGTATCGAGCGGGTCATGCTCAGTGAGGGCTGGTATCGCGACAACATGCCGCCATTCAAGGCGGCGCTTGAGGACGGAACCTTTGACGAGATCCCGGCCGACCGCGATGTGACCGGCGACATCCGGGCTTTCCGGGTGGTGAAAGGCGTTGCACGTATCCCGGAGAAGCGCACCACCGAGAAGGGTGATGGCTCTAAGAGCGGCGATAAACGTCACGGTGACGCCGGTATTGCGGCCGTCCTGGCCGACTACGCCTCTCGCCAAGAAACCGAAATTTTCGAATACCACCGCGTCCAGCCCGGCGCCCAATCAGGCCATAAGGTCGGATCGGGTGGTAACTGGCGCAACAAAAAAGGCATCTGGTAATGGCTCAATCGCGCATCGTGGATCAACACGGCCGCCCAATCGACTTAGGCCAATTGACGCAAGAACTGGCCGCCCCGCGGCTGACCGGCGTGCGGCAGGTTTGGCACTCATCAGTGGCCAGCGGCCTCACTCCTGGTCGGCTTGCGTCCATCCTGCAGGGCGCTGTCGAAGGTCAGGCGCATGACTACCTGACTCTTGCCGAAGAGATGGAGGAACGGGACCTGCACTATGCGTCCGTGCTGGGCACCCGAAAGCTGGCGGTTGCTGGTTTGAATGTCCGAATCGAAGCGGCGAGCGACGACGCCGAGGACGTGCACCGGGCCGACGCTCTCACGACGCTGGTAACTCAGCCCGAGTTCGGCGAACTGCAAGCGGATTTGGTCGATGCACTGGGCAAGGCTTACGCCGTATCGGAAATCATCTGGGATCGTAGCGGTAAAGAATGGGTTCCGGAACGCTACGAACCACGCGATCAACGCTTCTTCCAGTTCGACCAGGCCACCGGGCGGGAGCTGCGGCTGCTCGATGAGGCCGACCCCATGTATGGTCTTGCCCTCGCGCCATACAAGTTCATCACGCATTTGCCCCGCATCCGCTCCGGCCTGCCAATCCGTGGCGGCTTAGCCAGGCTGGCGGCCGTTGCCTATATGTGCAAGGCGTGGACGTGGAAGGACTGGATGGGCTTCGCCGACATCTATGGCATCCCCATGCGTGTTGGTCGCTATGGTCCAGGTGCCAGCGCTGACGATATCGGCGTGCTGTTGTCAGCAGTAGCCAACCTCGGAAGCGATGCTGCGGCCGTAATTCCCGATTCCATGCGCATCGACTTCCAGGCTGCGGCCAACGTCGCCGGGGCTGGCGAGTTCTTCAAAGGTCTGGCCGAGTGGTGGGACAAGCAGATCAGCAAGGCCGTGGTAGGCCAGACGATGAGCGCCGACGACGGCGCAAGCCTGGCACAGGCGAAGGTTCACAACGAAGTGCGCCTGGACTTGCTCCAGGCCGATGCGAAGGCCCTGAGCAATACACTTAACCGACAACTGGTGCGGCCGTACTGCGACCTGAACTATGCACCTGGTCGGCCATACCCCCGTTTGATCGTCGATGTTCCCCAGCCGGAAAACGTCCAGCTCCTGGTTAGTGCGCTCAAGGATCTCGTCCCGCTGGGCTTGCGCGTTGAACAGTCGGTAATCAGGGACAGGCTGAACCTTCCGGCCCCGGCCGATGGTGCCGAGATTCTAGGGAAGCCCGCCCAAGCCGACCAGCAACCTGCGCTGGCCACTGCCACCAACCGCGAACAACCAGCTGCGGCCACGCCGTCCACACGGGACATCGTGGACAACCAGGTGCAGACACTGGAGAGGCAGACGTCAGCCGGGATGGATGACATAGTCGACGCAATCAAGGAACTGCTCGATTCCTCGCATAGCCTGGAAGAGTTCCGGGATCGGCTGATCGAAACCTATCCTGCCATGAACAGTTCCGAGCTGGCAGACGCCATGGCTGACGGTCTGGTCGCGGCCAATCTGGCCGGGCGTTATGACGTACTGAGGGGGCTTTGATGGCCGTCTCCCATGGCTCGCTCCCGTTCCAGGAGCAGATCGACTTCTTTCGCGGCAAGACCAGCCTCCCGACACGGGCATGGGCGGATGTATATAAAGAAGAGCACGATTGGGCCTTCGTGGTGGCCGGGGCCTCAAAGCGGGACTTGCTGACCGACCTGCGGGGCTCGGTCGAAAAGGCCATTGCCAGCGGCGGCACCCTGGAACAGTTCCGCAAGGACTTTGACCAGGTCGTCGGCAAACATGGCTGGCAGTACAACGGCGGCCGGGGCTGGCGTACCCGTGTGATCTACGAGACCAACCTGCGCCAAAGCTACAACGCTGGCCGCGAAGCGCAGATGGCCGACCCTGAATTGAGGAAGGCCCGGCCTTACGGGCTCTATCGCCACGGGGATAGCGCTCATCCACGGCCAATGCACTTGTCCTGGAATGGCACGGTGCTGCCTCTGGATGATCCATGGTGGTCCACTCATAGCCCCCAAAATGGCTGGGGCTGCAAGTGCAAGAAGTTCATGGTCAGTGAGCGCGACGTGGAGCGGCAGGGTCTGAAGGTCGGCCCAGCCCCTGCCATTGAATATGAAGAGAAGGTGGTGGGCATGAACAGCCCGCTTGGCCCTCGCTCAGTCAAGGTGCCCGTCGGCATTGATCCCGGCTTCGACTATGCACCTGGTCAGTCCAGGCTCAGCGGCGCGGTGCCTCAGATCCGCGAGCCAGGTCAGAAGATCGAGCCAACGCCAGGCGTACCTAGCCGCACTCCGGCGCGTCCAATGCCGCCAGCCAGGCCCGCAGCCGAGGCACCGCGTATGCCGAAAGGTCTCACGCCTGCCGCGCAGGTGGACCGGTTCCTGAAGACGTTCGGTGCCAAAACCGACGCTCCGGCCGTGTTCCGTGATCTGGCGGGAGATCCGCTGGTAATCGGTCGCGGGATGTTCGAGGGAGCTGAAGGCCAGTTGCGCCTCCCACCTGGTGATCTGCTGCTGTTGGCTCAGGCCATCCGTGAACCCGACGAGATCTGGGCGCGCATTGACTGGCTGGAGAATCAGAAGCGCGCCGTCCTTCGCAAGCGCTACGTCTCACGGTTCGCCGTGGCTGGCCAGGCCGCGCCAGAGGTCGTGGTCGTTGAGATGGGTAGCGATGGCTGGACGTCGACCGTTGAGGACGGATCTGGCGCGGATGACCTACTGGATAGTCTGCGGGTGGGTGTTCGTCTTTATCGTCGGTCTAAGTAGGAGCGCCCATGGCAGGTTCATTCCTTACCGTCACCACCACGACCGAACAGGCGAGCGCG